TGGAAGGTCATGTTAGTCATCACAATGCAATATCCCTTAGGCATTCCTCCCACACTGAGAACCAATATAGATTATGTTTTTATTTTGAGAGAAAATTACATTGCAAATAGAAAACGTATTTATGAAAATTATGCTGGAATGTTTCCAACATTTGAGTCCTTTTGTCAGGTCATGGATCAGTGTACGGAAAATTATGAGTGCTTGGTGATCAATAATAACTCCAAATCAAACAAATTGCAAGACCAAGTTTTTTGGTACAAAGCAGATAACCATAACGATTTCAAATTAGGCTCCAAAGAATTCTGGGAATTGTCAAAAAGTATTAATTCAGACGACGAAGATGAAAAATATGACCCAGATTCAGTTAAAAAACGCGGCGCAGGACAGAAAATTACTATCAAAAAGGCAAATAAATGGTAAAAGCGGTTATCATAAAAGATAAGCAAGATTACCGCTTATATAAAATCCGTTTTTTATGTATAAAAGCAGAATTTGATTACATAAATCTTGATTTTATATATAAAAGCAAAATAAACTACTTAAATAGTATCTTATAATAAATATTATAATAAGATGCAAGAATTGAATATCGTAGAACTTATTGAAAAAAACCCTATCACAAAGCTTTCAAACACATATAATAGTAAATTATTGAATAAAATCAAAGAAAATTTCACTGGATTTGAACAACAATTATTTATTACTAGCTTTTATTGTTACTTAAATTATGATAAAAATATTGATTTTGTAATTGACTTGGATAATATATGGAAATGGTTAGGATTTTCAACAAAACAAAAAGCATTATTACTTTTGGAAAAATATTTCATTTTAAATTCTGATTATATAAACTTGATTAACCTTGAGGTTAATCAAGATTTACAAGAAGAAAATCTTGCTTTATTAAATTGTAAAGCAACTTTGGATCATGATAAATGGGGTGGACATAATATAAAAAAAATATTTTTAACAATCAAATGTTTCAAGTCATTATGTTTAAAAGCACAGACAAAAAAGGCATCTGAAATTCACGAGTATTATATGAAATTAGAAGAAGTATTACAAGAAATCGTAGAAGAAGAAACAGATGAATTAAAAATACAATTAGAACAAAAAGAAAATATTATTTTAGAAATTAAAGAAACTTCTGAAAAGGAAAAAGAAATTCTACTAAAAAAAACAAATAAAGAAAAACAAAAAGCAGTAGAACAAGCAATTATTGTTCAATTTCCTGTAAATACAGAATGCATTTATTTTGGGACCATTGATAATACAAACGAATCAAAAGAAAAATTAATTAAATTCGGTTATACCAATGATTTATCAACTAGAATATTAGACCATCGTAAAAAATATGATCATTTTGTTTTAGTCAACGCTTTCCGTGTTCAAAATAAAGTAGAGATAGAAAATCTAATAAAAAATTATCCAAAAATAAAAAGACAAATTCGTAGTATAGAAATTAATGGAAAAAACAAAACTGAAATTATTGCTTACGATCCAAATAATTTTACCATTGAAAAACTATCCAAATATATCAAAGACATTATTCATTCTAAAACATATAGTATAGATAATTTTAACAGAATCATAAAAGAAAACGAAGAATTAGAAAATGAAAATAGAAAATTAAAAGAACAATTGAAATCTCATCAGCTTTTAGTAGAAAAACAAGCGATTGAATTAAATGAATTTAGAGAGAAAATAGAAAATCAACAAAAAGTAATTGAATCTGTAAATCATGAGAATCAATCAGTTTATCAAAATGTTTTATTACCTGAAGATGAAGTTAATAAAAAATTCAATGATTTTGTAAATAGTATTTGTATTGTTCGTCCAGATGTAGAAGAATTATCTGTTAATTTAGAAGGTCGTTATCGTTTATGGTCACAAGTAAAACCTACAAAAGAAATGTTTCACTCTCTTAAAAATTATTTAGATACAAGATTCAAACCAAAACGTATTCAAAGGAATCATGGATATATAGGTATTAAATTAAAACCAGTGGAATATAAAAAACATCAAGAAAATTCTATGGTTGAAACATTTATATTTCAAGTATGTAAATTTTCGGATTGTGGAAAAATTTTAAATTCTGTCTTATTGAGAGAATACCAAAAATGGAAAGTTTCAGTTGATAAAGAATTAACTGATAATGATATAAAAGAAATAAAAGAATACTTAAATTCTTCCCCTTATGCTCTTAAAGCAACGGTATGGACGGAAGATGGAAACAATGAAGGGTACTATGGAATTTCATTAAAACAATCTGACATCAAACCTAAGCTTATTTCATCCACAGGAAAAAAAGTTTATAAGAGAGAAGAGAAAACAAACTTATTACTGGGAACATGGGATAGTATTGCAAAAGCAGCAGAATCAGAGAATATTTCAGCGTCTAAAATGAGTAGATTTGTTAAAAATAAAAATATAATAAATGATTATTATTATAGTGTTATTTAAATTATTTAAATTATTTCAATATTATTTTTCTTAAATTATTCCAAATTTTTATTTGTGGCAAATGGTCCACTAACTAATTCACTCTGTCCATTATCTGTTTTTCCTACAACAATATTTTCTCCTTCAAATAATTCCATACATATATCCGCAGTAGAAATTGTTTCTTTTTTATTTAAAACAGATTCTTGGGTTGTATTATTGATTCCAATTAGATTTCCATTTTCATCTATGGTCTGAGTTAATGTATTTCCAGACTTTTCTGCATTTTTAATATTTTCTTCAATCGCCTTTTCTTTCGCTTCTTTAATACGTTGTTCAAACGCTGATTTAGCATTGTATTCATTCTTCTTCTTCTCACTCATCAATTGATTCAATTCTTCTTCCAAATACTCCACACGCCCCGTTTTGTATGCTTCAGGATCCCATGGCATCCATAGACCAACTGGACCCACAAACACGTCATGATTTGGATCCATTTCTCTCAACATTTTACATCTTAATTCAGCTTCTTCAACGGTTGGATAAACTCCTCTAATTTTCAAACCCCGAGTGGAAGTCTGAAAATTATTAATGACATTAAAGGATTTATCTAACTCGTCTTCATTATTATCAATAAAGGTTTTGTAATCATCCGACATTCCTGATTTAGAAAGAAGTTCTTTTTCTTCTTTTACAAACTCTTTGAAATCATTGGAAAGATCATCAAATGAAACGTTGTATTTATAGGATATAAAATTTAGAAACTGAATAAACTTTTCCATGGATTTATTGAAATCCCATTTCTTTAGGAATTCTTCAAAAAAGAAAACCTCCTTTTGTTTTAAAATTTTTTCGGGGGAAACAAAAGATACACATACAAATTTTTGATTTGCGATAGGTTTATCTTCTTCCAATAAGTCAACATATTTAGGATTTTTGGATCCGTTCTTGGTTTTTTTTTCAAAATTTGTTTCACTCTTTCCGTTTTTAGATTTACTGATATCCATTTTAATTTAATAAATATTTAATTCTAAGTTTTTTATCGCAAATATATATATTTTTTTCTTATTTATTAATATAATGAACGGATTAATAAACGTTGGTGAACTTGTCAAAAGAATCATTAAGTATTTAGTAGAAGGTTTAATGGTAGCTATCGCTGCCTATGCCATACCTAAACGTTCTTTAAATGTAGAAGAAATCATTCTTATTTCATTAACTGCTGCTGCAACCTTTAGTATTTTAGATACCTATATTCCAAGTATGGGTGTAACTGCTAGATCTGGTGCTGGATTTGGTATTGGTGCAAACTTAGTTAAATTCCCAGGGGGATTCTAAATGATAAATCTGAATTAAAATAATATATTATAAAAATCTAATGATATAATATATTATGCGTAAAATGACAAATAGAAGACGTAAAAACCATAGAAAAAGTAGTAAACAATATCTTAGAAAAACTAGTAAAAAAAATAGTAATAGAAGAAAAACATATAAGAAAAAAATTGTCGGTGGTCAACGTTACGGAACAGGTGTCGGTTCTAATTGTTACGACCCAAATTTTTCTATTTTTAACACCAATTTATTGAAATTATTTCCATATAAAACAACATAAGAGAAACCTTAGACAGTTGTTATAAATTCCCAGTCTAATTCTGCACAAATTTTTTTCCAAACATTATCTTGTTCAATGCGTTTCTCTCTATCTTTTAACATTGGAAAATGTTCTAAATAATGTGTTTCACCAAGCAATTCACATAGTTTGTAGGCGGTATAATAATAATTTAAAAAATTCACTCTATCATCTGGACAAAATTTGGAATAGGGTGCTTGTAATTCCATAAAAAGATTACAAAGGGTTTCTTCTAATTCAGGAGACATCACTGGTGGTTTAATGCCCAATTTATCTTTTATAAATTGTATATGTTCATAATATTTATTATAACCCAATTTCTTTAAAATTTCCTTCGTTTTATGATTCGTAATTTGTGCCAATTCTATTCTCTCTTTCTTTACTTGTAACTTAATATTTTCAATAACATCATGAGGTATTTGTGTGGTTTCTTTTCCTTGAAATTGTGCCAAGATTTCTTTAAAATGATTGATTCTTTTATAAGCATAAAAACATACTTCTTTTGGTGGCTCCTTATAAGATGGTTTTTCATTTTCAATCAAATACAATAAACTTCTAGAACATGAGTTACAAATAACAATGCCTTCATCTTCCAAAGGAATCAATTCTCCCACATGACAATATTGACATATGTCAGACTGATACACAAATGAATTAATATCTAAAAATGCATCATCAATATTCGTCAAATATTTTTGAACATTATTATCAATCATTTTATCATTGTTATTATTGGATTCTTCGTTATCTTTTATTTTAAAAAAATTATTTACGATTTTATTTTTACTAGAAACTTGATTTGATAACATATTGGAAGATATGTTTTTTTTATTTTCAAAATAATTAAAAATATATTTAGAATTATCTAAAAAATATTCTTTTTTTCTAGACTTTATTTCTATTATATTTTTTTTGATTTCTTTGATACGGTCTTTGATCTCTAATTGTTGTTCTACAGATAAATCACATGTACTATTATTTATTTTTTCTAGTAATTGTTGTTTTTCATATTTTAATTTAGGAATATTATCATAATCATCTTTTGAAAATTCATTTAAAAATTCTTTGTGTTTATTGTCAAGAGTGATAGCGCTTTTTTTATTAAATTTTATTTTTTTGTTTGTTTTAGGCTTAAAAATTGGCATTCTTAAAGTAAATTAAGTTTTTTATTTAATTAATAATAAAATAAATTATATTATTTTAATTAGAAATAACAAAAATAGAAGAAGATAAACGCAAAATAATAACTAATAACTAATAAAAAGACAAGTTAAAAGATCGTAATAGTTTTCTTTAAATTATATAAAAAAAATGGATTTTGCAATAAATATTGAATCCTTAAAACATTTAGAAGATAATTTTAAAGTAAATCCGATTCAATTTCAAAAAATGGTTTTATTAACCAATGCCATTGAAGAAGGATGGACCGTTAAAAAGAAGAATCAATCTTATGTTTTTACAAAAAATCATGAAAATAAAAAAGAAGTGCTAGAAGATAGCTATTTATTAAAATTTATGAAAACAAATTTAGACCTTAATAAAATAATTTCATGAATCAAATTTTTAATTTAATTTAATTTGAATTAAATTAAAATTATTATTTTTTTTTTCTTTAGCAATATTATAAAATATGGGAGGTGGTTTAATGCAATTAGTGGCCTATGGCGCACAAGATGTTTACCTAACAGGAAATCCTCAAATTACCTTTTGGAAGGTTACTTACCGCAGATATACAAATTTTGCAATTGAATCTATTGAACAAACATTTAACGGTCAAGCCGATTTTGGGCGCCGTGTACAATGTGTAATTAGTAGAAATGGTGATCTTGCTTACCGCACCTATTTACAAGTTACAGTTCCTGAAATTAACCAACTTATGGGTCTAGGAAACTATACAACTGGCCAAAACACTGGTGTTTATGCACGTTGGTTAGATTACCCTGGAGAACAATTAATCGCTCAAGTTGAAGTTGAAATTGGAGGTCAAAGAATTGACAGACAATATGGTGACTGGATGCACATCTGGAACCAACTTACCATGACTTCTGAACAACAAAGAGGTTATTTCAAGATGATTGGAAACACAACCCAATTAACTTTCATCACTGATCCTTCTTTCTCTGACGTTGAAAGTCCTTGTGACTCCCTTGCTCCTCGTCAAGTTTGTGCTCCTCGTAACGCTCTTCCTGAAACAACTCTTTATGTTCCTCTTCAATTTTGGTTCTGTACCAATCCTGGATTAGCCCTTCCTTTAATCGCTCTTCAATACCACGAAGTTAAAATCAACCTTGATATTCGTCCTATTGATGAATGTTTATGGGCTGTTACAACCTTAAACTGCAACACAAGTCCATACAGTGGAGCAAGTGGACAATACTCCGTTGGCAGACCAGTTCCTGCCACCATTGCCTACAATCAATCTTTAGTTGCTGCATCCCTTTATGTTGATTACGTTTTCCTTGATACCGATGAACGTAGAAGAATGGCACAAAACCCTCACGAGTACTTAATTACCCAACTTCAATTCACAGGTGATGAATCTGTTGGTTCTTCAAGTAACAAAATCAAGCTTAACTTCAACCACCCTGTCAAAGAACTTATCTGGGTTGTTCAGCCTGATCAAAACGTAGATTACTGCTCATCTTTAACTTGTGATGCTCTTCTTTTCAAGGTTCTTGGTGCTCAGCCATTCAACTATACTGATGCCGTTGATGCCCTTCCTAATGCTGTCCATGCATTCGGTGGTCCTCAATCCATTGCTGCTGACTCACGTGCTTTCATTGATGCTCGTGGTCTTTTCCAAGATGCTGGAGCTCTTGACTACATTCCTGGTGAAGGTTTCACTGGATACTGGCACGGACCTTCCAACCCATACAATGAAGCCAACTTAGGTGGACCAGCTATTAATTTAAATACTTCTGGAACTGGTTTATCTCAATTTGATATTGCCGCTTTACAAGAATCTGGATCTCATCTTGATAACTCAGGTGTCTCTGATGCTGGAACATTCGTTCTTTCTGAGACTTCTCTTGACATGCATTGCTGGGGTCAAAATCCAGTTGTTACTGCTAAGCTTCAATTAAACGGACAAGATCGCTTTTCTGAGCGTGAAGGATCTTACTTCTCATGGGTTCAACCATACCAAGCACACACACGTAGTCCTGATGAAGGTATTAATGTATACTCTTTCGCTTTAAGACCTGAGGAACATCAACCAAGTGGCACATGTAACTTCTCCAGAATTGATAACGCTACTTTACAACTTGTTCTTTCCAACGCCACCGTTGAAGGTACAAAGACTGCTAAGGTCCGTGTCTACGCCACAAATTATAACGTTTTAAGAATTATGAGTGGTATGGGAGGATTAGCCTACTCAAATTAAATGTAACTAATGTAATTATATTAATAGTTAGAATAACAATTTAAAGATATTTATTTTATATAAATTATAAAATGAATAGTGTTGACAACGGAAAACCTGTGTATTTGTTTGACAAAGAACTTGTGTGTGGAATCATTGAACATAATGATAAAAAATATTTTTTTGATTTTGATGATATGAATAAAATAATTAATTTTAGTAAAAATTTTGTTTTTGTTAATGAAGATGATGTTTATCCATCTTATTGTATGAATTATAAAAGAATAAATTATCTTGAGTTTATTTATAAATTTACAAATGATAATGTGTATTATTCATTTGAGAATGGTAATCAATTAGATTTACGAAGAAATAATGTCAAATGTTACCCTTTGTTTCATAAAACAATTATTGAAAATTATGATTTTATAGAGTACATAGAAGGACACTATTGCACTATGGGACATGAAGCAAATGTTATGAAAAATCCTATTTGGAAAGTAAATGAAAATGGGAAAGAAGTTTTATTAATTCTTTGTAAAAATAATGTATTATGTAGAGTATGTCCTGAAAGTTATCAAAAAATAACAGCGTATGAAAATAATATAAATCATGGTAAAAAAATAACTTGGTTTAAGTTGCAAAATGGTTACATCATGGGAAGTAATAATTTATACATTCATCAAATAATTATGAATTGTTATGGAAATGGAAATGGAACAAAAAATGTTAGTGTAGACCATATTGACCAAGACCCATTAAATAATACACTAGAAAACCTAAGAATTGCAACCAGAAAAGAACAAGAAGAAAATACAAAAGGAATTAAAAAAGATACAAAGAGAGAAAGAAATTATAATGCAAAACCATTGCCACAAGGAATCACAAAAGATATGCTTAGAAAATATATTGTCTATTATCACGAATGGTTAAACCCTGAAAGGAGTAGAAGTAGAGAATTTTTTAGAATTGAAAAACATCCCAAACTTGAGAAAATATATACTGGAACAAAGTCTAATAAAATATCTATCCAAGACAAATTAAAACAAATTATCCAAGTATTAGATGATTTGGATAATGATATTAAGCCAGAAAAAGAAGTAGAACAAGCAGTTTTGCCTATGTATGTATCTTTAACTACTATTCGTGGAAAACCACATTTCGTATTTGAAAAAAGAATCAATGATAAACGATTAACTATCAAAATGGTTTTACCAGAAGGTTACGATTTACAAGAACAATTAGAAATATTAAATAATAAAATCAAGGAAAAATATCAAGAGGAAAATATTAGTATTTTTTATTAAAAATTACGTCTAATATATTTACACATTTTGTAAAACAAAAAATTCCTTTATTTTATCACAAACATAATCACAATCATCTATATTCATTCCATGATGAGAACCTAATAAGAATCCTTCTGCCATAATACGATCTGAATTTGGAAATACTTCTAAATATTGACGATACACTGGATGTCTTGTAACATTTCCTGCAAAACATACACGTGTTTGAATATTATTTTCTTCCAAAAAAGTTAATAGAGACATTCTTTCTTTTGTCATAAATGGAATTGCCAACCAATCAGAATTGAATGTATTAATAGGTAAAATTATTTCAGGAACATCTTTTAAATTTTCCAAGTAACGATTGTAAATGGTTCTTCTTTTCTCTCTAATTTCTTCAATTCTCTCAATTTGAATTAATCCAAACGCAGCATTCACTTCGGATGATTTCATATTATATCCAACTGCACCATATAAAAATTTATAATCATATGGAATTCCATCAATCGAATATTCAAAACGTGTTTTTACGTCTTCTGAATTATCTCCAATTCTACCCCAATCTCTAAACATAGTAGCACGTTTCAAAATTTTTTCGTCATTAACCATAAGCATACCACCAGAACCACAAGCAGTAATTAAGTGAGATGAATAGAAACTAGTAATTGCTAAGTCTGTTTCAGGAGTAGAAGTTATGGTATCTGCAGAATCTTCAAATAAAATAATATTTGGACCAACTGCTTTTCTAATTGCACACCAATCTGGTTTAGAACCAATTAAATTAGGTAATAAAATAACCTTTGTATTTTCTGTTACTCTGGAAAGAATTTGTTCTACACTAGAAACATAGGTTCCTATTTCTACATCACAAAAAATTGGTTTTAATCCACATTGTATAATTGGTGCTAAAGTAGTAGAAAAAGTACAAGCAGCAGTTAAAATTTCTGTTCCTGGCTCAAGGTTTAATGCATTTAAACCTAATAAAATAGCAGAAGAACCACTATTTACAAAAAGACCATATTTCTTACTAAATAATTCAGAAACTTCTTTTTCAAATTGAATACTTCTTGGACCAAAACCAGCTAACCAACCTTCATTTAAACAATCTAAAACAGCTTGTATTTCTTTATCTCCATAAGCCTCTTTTTTATTAGGGGCATACCAAACTTTTTTTCTTAATTCACTCATTTATTATAAAATAGTTATGTATTTAAATTTTATATTTTGTTCTTAAATAAACATATATTATTTTAAAATAGTATTATAAAAATTGAAATACTTTTTAAAAACCATTTTTTATTTTTAAATAAAATTGAAATACTTTTTTTCAATTTTACTTAGTCATATATAATTAAAATCAAGATGTTCCAACAACTTTGCCTCAACAGACTACCTTTATGTGATGATGTGCTTCATATCATAAAAAGTTTCGCTTTTTATCATATTCAAACCGCAAAAACGAGAGAAATAAAAAAAAGAATCGTAAATAGATTTCTATATGCTAAAGTCTCTAGATTTAGACCTAATGGATTTTATCATGATCATGATGGAGTTGAAGAAGACTCAGATAATTGCGAACATTGGTGTACTAGCTTAGCTTTAGTTTCTACACTTGATAATAGTTTTGTAATTATACCTGAAAAAAGATTTCAAGCAGTTAATTGTAGGATATGTGGTGGATATTATGATGAATATCTAACTTTTCCTGTCCCAAAAAAAATAACATGTAACGGACATGCACCATTTGATGATGATTGGTGATA